GGACGCTCTAGTACACCTGACTCTGTAAATACTCCTGCTGGTAGTTCTAGTGGAACTCTACGAATACCTTGTGGATTAGCAGAACGCATAATTGCATCAGGTCCTAGTGCTAACTCCTGAACATCTTGTGGAATAGCGATAGGTGCTTGAATAGATTTTTCTGCTGCTTGAATCTGCAACACTGCAAAGCGAGCACGGGCTAACTGAACGGATAGAACATCATCAAATTGTCCACGAGCTTCACCATCCAAGGATGAACGAAGTGCAACTCTTGCTAAACACTTACCGACTGGGTTAGGTGTATTAGATAGAACTAAGTTATTACGTTCTGGTATAAAAATTAAGTCTTGATCTTTATCGTGGTATCTAACGATAGATAGGTAAGGGGAAGCGTAAGAATAAACTGTCTTTCCAACTATTTGATCGTAGAACTCAGGATATTGGGAAGCGATAGTTTCAGCATCGGATGCAATGATCTGTGATATAGATAAGCAACGACCAAAGCGGTCTACCTCAGGGTATACACCAAAAGGATTTAGTAAACGGATACGAGGATTGTTTGTCTCATAATCCATTTCAATCATTGCTGGCAATAGACCGTAGGTATTAAAGTAATCAGCACCGGTATACATTTGGATCTGTAGATCAGAAGATGCTACATAGTAATTAGCAATACGAGTTCTAGTATCAGCAGCACGGCGTTGGGTATCAGATACCATATTGGTTGCTGCACAGTTAAAGGATGGCAGTGGTGCCATTACCTCTGCTAGATCACGGGCAGCTACATCTACAAAGTTTGCAACTAAAGGCTTTGGGTAATCCTCTGAGAACATCGCTGGATATACTTTTGATATATCACCTTGGCGCACAGAAAGAACATCGCGCATACGCTGGTCTCTAGCTGCATAGCGGTTCTTCAACCGATCTATCTTTGAGACTACCTCTTTAGTTGATAACAATATTGCTCCTTAAATAAACGTGCGTTCCTTCTCAGCAAAGAGTTCATCAAGATTGACAACCACTCTTTTGTTCTGTTCGTACTTTGATAGGAATGGATTTTTAAGATGGTGTGTCTGGTACTTACCATAGTTGAGCATCTCTCTTGCTCTGATCTCACAGAACCAAAGAGCCATTACCATATCTGTCTTACCCTTAGTCGTAGGAGACCAAGTAATTAACTGCTCTATTAGAGCCTTAATGTTTTCAGTTTGATCTGAAGGCAAATGTATTAGGTTATCCCTATGGTGCTTACCATCAAATTGCTTAGTACCAAATAAGGTAGCCATAGATGCAACACCGAAACCTGCATCCCATTTATTATTACCAGTATGGTGTTCTTTAAACTGTACACCTTTAGATGCTAAGTGCATCTTGATACCTTCATCTTGTGTTAAGAAAGATTGAAATGCGTTCTTCTCTACTATCCACTCACTAGGACCATACAGGGATGTCCAGTCAAATATTAAATTTCTAATAGCAGCAGGGCTAGGCCGCGTAATCTTGATAGCATCTACGATGTAGCGTTTGTTACTAGCTCTATCTATTGCATAACAGATAGCTGCGGTATCTCCTACCATCGCAGGATCAAGTCCACAGATAAAAGTAAAGCCATTTAAATCTCTTGGGTGTCCAGGATGACCTGCGGTTAATCTACCCGACTTACGCATACCATCAATAGATCCACGAACACAGACTGGGTCAAAGGCTGCATCATCTGATATATCTTGTTGCTGGTAAATCAAAGCCCAGGTTGAAGCATCCATAGATTGGCGTTCGTTATATAGGTTACGCCCATTCCATCTAGGGTAAAGATTAGTTACTGGATCCTTCTCAGTCTCTTCCTGACCATCAAAGGGTTGATCGGATGCGGGCCATAAGGTTTCCCATTTATCGGGATCATCATCTACTGTAAGTAGAGCTGGCATTGCTAGGTAGGACCAAGGTACTAGGCCACCAGGATATCTATCGTTGTTGCGTAGTTCTTTATATAAATCAACTGAGGCAACACGGGTACCTATGATAATAAGTTTACCTGTGGGGTTAAGACGAGATCTAACATCTTGGGTTAACCACTTGATCTGTCGTTCAAAGTCATTAGCATTGGATAGAGTTACAGCATCGTCTACTATAATCATATCTGCTCGTTTACCGTAGATCTGACCGCCAATACCAACTGCTTCTATATTGGGATCCTTCTCACCAGATTCACGCAATTCATCACCGAAGGTAACGCGAGTTGCTTGCCAGGAGGCCGACTTAGATTTAAAACCAATACCGGCAGCGTAAGCTGACTGGAGGGCCTCATACTGCGGATGGGTAAGTCTTTGCTTTATAGCGTATAAAAAGTCTGCGGCTAATCTTTGAGTTTGGGAAACTATTAAGACTCTAAAGTTTGGGTTCTTACAGACCTGCCAGGTGACGTAGTCAATTGTAATAGTCATTGACTTGGCGTGGTTGGGTGGAATGTTTAGAAGTATGCGGTTATTAGCTAATCCTTTTTCATACTTCATAGAGGGGTGCAACCAAGAAGGTTGCCCGACCTCAATCATATCTACTAAATTTTGTTGATGGGGAAAGGTCTTATTATGTAAGAAGCGATCCCTGAACTGGGCGAAGGTAATCTCATTTACATCACCTAGTGCAAAGTTCTTATCTCTAAGACCTAGGCGGGTTCTATCTACCTTGTCTGAGAATATCTTGTCTGTCCTGCGGTAGTACTCATAAGTCTTAATGGATTTACCGGCGGAGGCACAGGCTTGCTCTATCGTCATACCTTCTGCTACGGAATTTAAAATAATCCGCTTGCCGATATCTGCTGAGTTCTCAGCCATTTAACTCCCCTGTGGATAAACCTGTGGATAAGCGCCGAGAGTAAATTCTTTTAATTTTACTAGGCCCAGAATATTATACTGGAGATAATATTACACTACACCTGCCGCTTTGCGTATGTTGTCTGGTAACTCCCGAAGGAGCTACAGCGACTGAGGGGTAAAACCTTCGCTCGCCCTTAGGGGGCATCGCGTAGGTTTACCGAAGCGATGTGGTCGTAAAACTTAAAGCGGTTCGTTTTACTCCCCTACTATATATAAGGCGGGAAATTAACTCCATTTCCCGTTTTCTGGTAATAAATCTTTATAAATGTGATACACCTCACTTACAAAGTATATCAAAACGGACATATCGGGCTATATCCAGCCAGCTTCACTTTAGCAAATATTTTTATATAGAGTACATAATACTAACTCATCTCTATATTTAACACCTGGGGTCGCTCGGCTGGCTTGTGTGGTGTTTGCTGAGTGTGTATGCCTGTCCGATTTGCTATGGTTAGCGGTTAGCAGATTGTTAGATAAAATCCCCGGGCGGCCTACCCCTAGGCGCCCTCCCGTTAACAATAACCCGGCCTTAGATCCGGGCAGCTCTTACAATTTAAATGCCTAGCAAGAGTAATTAGATTAAGGCCACCTACTAACTAAGGAGATCTATCTAATGAACGCTAACACCTACCCGCTAACCGCTCACCTATCGCCCGGCTCTATTAGCCGGCTAGTTTATTGGTCAATAGCTTACGCACTAAGCCACCCCGGCGAATTAAACCGGGCAAGGTTAGCCGCCGGCCTAGCCGGTGATAAGTATCAGCAAGCTGCCGCCGGCGCTCTAATAGCTGCCGCCATAATCAACGCCACGCCGGGGCAATAAGTAACCGGCGGATAGTTGACATACGGTAGACACCCGCACTATTCTTAGACGGTGAGCAGATGGCTCACTTATTGATAATAGATAGGATCAGATTATGAAAGCTTTATTTATTTTAGCAGCTATTACCCCGCCGCTATTATTTATAGTTAGCGGCCAAATAGTTTTAACCGTTGCCAATATCGGCGCTTTACTATTGATCGCCGGCCTTGCAACTAGTGTGACCGTAATGATCGCCGCTCTTAATAGTGGGGTAAAGTAATGAATAGATCAAAACAATACGTAAGACTAACCGACACCATCACCGGTGAGCTTATAGTTAGCGCTGATCTAACACCGGCGGCAGCTAGGCGGATCATTAAAGAGTACGCCCGATTTGGTTATGAATTGGCGGTGGCTATCTAATGACCAATAAATGCGATAGTTGCAACAATAAGGCCGCTTATACCGTCGCCGGCTATTACCTGGCGCACTACCTATGCGCCCCCTGCGCTGCTAGCTTATGCTTAAAGCAAGGCGACACCGTCGGCGCTGCTAAGCTTATCAATCAATAGTGTTGACCTATCGCCTACCGGTGAGATACGGTAGGCGGTGGGATTCCACTAACGGGATCACTAACGGGAGGATATACCTATGAATAAAGATCACCTAATCGCAGCGCTTGAAGAGATAAACGCTGCCAATGCTATCGGCGACAATATGTCGGCCTTATGGGATAAGCTGCCGGATTATGTTGCCGGCCCTAATTGGATAGGCGAGATTATAGACGCAGCTAGCCAATGGCAAGGATACTTATATGAGGATAAAGACTACTCACTAGACGATCTAACCGATTACGTGCACGAGCTAGCTAATAGTGAGTGTGAAACCTATTATTCACATATAAATAAGCGTGTCCAGGATCTAGCCTTATGGGCTTATCCGGCGATAGATAGCGACGTGGAGGAGCTAACCGGCGGGCAGATAGTAGATCTAACCCTAACCGGCCTTAATTCTCTTTACTTATTCGCAGCGATGAGATCTTTATTCGCTGCGGTAATAGAGTACGCATATGAGCGGGCAGCAGAATTAGAGAGTGAGCTTACTAGTGCATAAGCCTATCTATTACCGGATCCGGTTAGGTGTGAGGATCTTATTCTGGCTAAGTGTTGCCGGTTTATTCTGGCTAGTTAGTAGCCGTCTATGGTGGACACCGGGCGGCTATTGTATCGGCGATCTAGTTAGCTGCGGGTAATTGGTGGCGTATTATCGCCGCCGGCCTAATATCCGGCGGCGGTAATCTCC